TGGGTCTAGGATCATTGCCAGAGGTCATAGCGCGACAAGTATTCTCCTCTCATAACTTCTTCAAGTTCCGTCGCCTCGACCCCATAGAATCCCTCGACTACACACCGCGGTATCTCATTGCTTCCCTGCTTTCTATCTATTTTGTGCAGCCCCTGAAGATGTGCCAGGGTAGGGAAGCAAAAAGTACTCGTCTTCCAATTCAAACCTGCCTTTCGCCAAAGGCGATTTCGCGTCTGCGCATTCATCGAATTCATATACTGTGTCAGTCCTTCTTGATCAAAGTCCAACTCTGCCATCCAATACTGATAAAAACTCTGCACCATTGCGTACGCCACAGGATTGGTCCCCAAAGTGTCATACGCCTGACCTATAGCCTGGAGAGGATAGGTGCGAGGATCATTATCTTTATTACACACCAGTTTCAAAATGGTTTCATGAGTAGGCTTGAAGGGGTAAACAACAGGGTAACCTTCCCCAAAAGGTTTTGACAGTATAAAATAGCGCTTCAAGAAGACGACTCCTTTCTTCGTCAACTCCCCGGCCGAGTCCACCTGGGAGAAGAAATCGTCTAACTCTTCAATATCTCGAATGACCATTCCAAAGTATTTCAAGGCAAAAGCTGCAAATCCCTTCTCATTTATATAAGGAACTAAGGACAACGGGACTGCCAGCAAATGATCATCGCCATACAACGCAATCACCAGGAGTGTCAGCCGAATACTCCGAACCACTTCAGCGGCCACCTCCGGGTGCGATTGGATCACAAACACAAAATAGAAACAAAAAACCAACGCCAATATCCAGGAGTCTCCATGCGAAGTCTCGAATCCTCCCGAATACATCACTCCTTTCATCAAGGTCCACAGCCCTGTAATGTGACATGTCAGCTTCACATTAATCCTCTCCGCCAATAGCACGAAGAGGCGATCAAGGAACGCGTCTGTCTTTTCATCATCCGCCTTAAAATATGGACGACCAGACGCTACATACAATGACAGGAGCCAATCACGTATATTCTTATCCAACTTACGAACATCTCCTGTGAACCATCGATGAGTCTTTGAAAAGGCATGAAAACGTCTCGCAAATTTTTCTGCCTCTCCATACTTCCACTTCTGCCCTATACGTATCACCTCTCCTCGTTCGAACAACTGCTTCGGGGTCATCAGCAGCTTGGACAGAAATTGCTGCATCATATTCGGGATAAAAAACTCTCGACATCCTGCTCGCATCTTCCGCAACGTATCTTCCAACTCATTATCGGGAATATCGGGCAACCACTTGACCTTGAACTCATTCTTTAGCCGTATGATACAATAATAATCGACATCCCCTTTATATCGATCATACAGGTCTTCTGCTTTCCATATATCTTGCAA